GGCAGCGCTGGCCGCTGCGCTGGCTTCGCGCCAGCAGGAGCCGACGTGCAGCGAGAACATGCCGGTCACGCGCTACGATCTCGACCGGGAGCAGAAGCTGGCCGCGAAGGACAGCGAGATCGCGCTGCTCAAGGCCAACACGTACAACGACGGCAAGATGCTGGAGGTGTACGGTTATATCGATGGGCAGCTCAAGGACGTCCGTGAGGCGCTGTGCAAGCAGGCCGTCCACAACCAGCGCACCGAGGACAGCTTCACGCTGGTCAAGCAGGACGTCGAGTCTGTCCGCAAGGAAGCGCTTGACGCGGTCAAGATGGAGGCCGAGCGCCGCTGCTGCGGTGACAACTCCATTGTCACCTACGTCAACGCGACCTTTTATCCAAAGCAGGTCGCCGACGTCACCACGGGCACCGCGACCACGGCGCAGACTCTCTACAACCCGATCCAGCGCTGCTGCAACAAATAAGCAAACGGGGCGGCAATCGCCGCCCCATCCTTAAAGGAGGGAAACTGCAATGACAGTGACGATAGATCAGGCCATGCGCGGAATTTTGCGCTTTTTTGATACAGTAGCATCCCCACATATGGACGAGGTGCGGTCCTTTGTGGCAGGCGTTGGGTTGTCTTTGCTGGCAGACGGCAGCAAAGAGCAACTGCTTGTACTGAGAGATAACCCGTGGGTCAAAGCAATGCAAATTATGGATGAGCACGGGGATATTGACATTGACAGGCTCTATAATAAGGCAAGACCTCGGCTCGATGGACGAAAACTCCCGATAAGGATTCCGTTTATCGGCAAACTAACTTTTGTTGCGGACGATATTGACAGTCTATACAAGTACATTCAGGAGGCATGATATGCAGGAATATATTGAAAAACTCCATAAGGAGTTGCATGAGATCATGGAACGTCCGGTGACGCTGGGGCGCGCGGAGGAAGTTATGGTGTATGCGGATACTATCTGCGCGCTGCATAAGCTAGGTGACGACCATTTTCGTGAGTCCACGAAAATGATGGAATTTACCGAGGACGACGCAAAAGCGTGGAAGGCCCGCATGAAGAACGCCGACGGCTCGACCGGCCCGCACTGGACGATGGAACAGACGACGGCCGTGGCCGAGAGCATGGGCATTCAGGCGCCTGTGGTCCCGCGCTGGGCGTGGGGCGTGACCATGAACATGATGTACTCGGATTACTACCCCGTCGCCGTAGAGTTCGGACTCAACCGCCCGGAGTTCTACGCCGCGCTGGCAAAAGCGTTTCTGCTCGATAAAGACGGCCCGGGGCCGGAACAGAAGCTCATGGCGTATTATGAGCATATCGCAAAATAAAGAAATCCCTCCTGTCACCAGGAGGGATTTCAGCTTGCTATAGAATCTATATTTAGATGGGATTCATTCATGCGTACCGAATAAATGTATAACCATCAATCCGCGAGGGGGTAGAGGGTGACGTGCATGTCGCTGCCGGATTTGGTGTAGGATTTGGTCTGTTTATGGTAGAGGACCTTCTGCAGGACAGTTTTCAGGAGGGCGTTTCTCTCCTGCGGGGATGCGGCGAGCGGGTAGGTCTCGAGGACGCGGCGGACGGCGGGGGCCAGACGGGCGCGGGCCTGCTTGGCACGAGCCAGCTCGGTGATCGTGGTCTGACTTGCCTCGATGCGGTCGACGATGACCTGCTTGTCAGCGGCGAGCGCCTGCGAGCGCTGCAGGAATATCTCCGGCGTATAGACGCCGGTCTCGACAAGCTCATACGCGCGGGCCTCCTGCGCCTCCAGCTTGGCAAGCTGCTTGCGGTCGGCGGCGATCGAGGACTCGAGCGCGGTGCGCATGGGCGTGTCATCTGGCGCAGAGGCATCACCGAGCTCCAGCTCACGCAGCCAGCCACGCAGAGCATCCAGCACGGCGTCCTCCACATCATCATACCACGCGCTGACGGTCGTGCAGCCGTAGGAGGGACAAAGGAGCGTATCACGCCGGCCGCCGGAAGACGGGCGGCGCACCATCACGCGGCCGCACTGGTCGCAGCGGACGAGCCCGGCGAGGCTCGTCACGGTCCCCCATGCGCCCTTGCCGCGCGGGCTGGCGCTGGAATAGCTCAAAGCGACGGCTTTGTCGTACTGCTCCTGCGAGATCAGGCCGTCGTGCAGCCCTTTATAAAGCTTCAGATCCTCCTGCCGGGTGCGGGGGCGACTGACGACGACAGCGCCGTCGACAATGCGCTTCGTCTCCGGTCGGCCACCGGATTTGATCCAGCCCGCATTTGCCGGATTGCGCAGGATATCCAGCACAGAGTCCGCGCGCCAGAGGCTGCCGGAGTTGGTCGGGACGCCGAGGCTGTTCAGCCGCGTGGAGATCGCCTTCGCGCCGATGCGCGCGCAGCCCTCGCCGGTGTACCAGTTGTAGATCTGCTGCAGGACGGGGGCCTGCTCCGGGTGCGGGACGAGCTTGTAACCCTTGTCATTCGGCAGCTTCTCACGCGACCAGCCGAAGGGCGTCTTGCCGGAGATCCACTTGCCTTCGCGTAAAGAAGCCTCCTTGCCGCGCGACAGGCGGCGCTTGATGGTGTTGTACTCCCGCCGCGACATAAAAAGGCCGAATTCGAAGTACTCCTCATCCATCTCATTGTTTGGATCATAGATCTTGTTCGGCGTGATGATCTTCGTGTTGGAATACTTGAAGGTCTGGGCAATAATGCCCTGGTCGATGGTGTCGCCGCGCGCCAGACGCTCGACCTCCATGACGATGACGCCCGCATAGTTGCCGGTCTCGACGAGCTGCAGGACCTTCTGCACCTCCGGCCGGACGGCAATGGAGTCGCCGGTCACGACTTCCTCGCAGATCTCCACGACGTTCAGCCAGCGGCTTTCGGACAGCGACAAAAGCGCGGCCCGGTGCCGTTTGAGCGTGTCGGTCTGGCCGAGGGCTTCGGCCTCCATGTCCTTCCGGGACTTGCGCAGGTAAATGATGTACTGCGCGAGCGGGTCGGCGATTTTCCAGGTAGATGTAAATTTCATAAGCAGATTCTCGCCACAAGGGCAAAAGGTTATACGGATACCGCTCCGGCGCTGGGCCGGGGCGGTTTTATTCATGTGCGGATCCAGCCGATTGATGGGATGAGCACGTCGGCCACAAGCGCAAGGGCACACAGCAAAAGAATACCCAAGAGGATGAGCGTCACAAGTCGGTGCATGCGCAGGGACTTCTGCTGCTGGGCAAGCTGCGCACGAAGGGCCACGGTCTCGGCACGGAGTTTTTCAGCATCGGGAGGCTCGGAAGACTCGGCAGGCTCATCATGCGGAATGCCGAAATACTCATCCATAGAAACGCCCATCTCCCGGCAGATCGGGCCGACCGTGTAAACAGACGGATTTTTGATGTCGCCGCGAAAGAACTGGGAGACGGTGCCGACGGAAAGGTCGGTATTTTCGGCGACGTCCTGGTTTGTTTTGTGCGGAGTGATCGTCTGCTTCTGCTCACGGCATAAATCAGATAATTTTTCCTTCAAAACATGTCATTCCCCCCAAAAAAGCAAGACGTCTGACTGCAAAAAGCAACTGTCATATCTTTACAAGTCTACCGTGGACAGGCTACCCTAAAGTTACAGACGGCTCCCGGTCGCCTGCGCAAGCAAAAGCCCGCGCCGTTGTTCGGCCAGCGGCGCGGGCAACGCCTACCTATATCTTACAACTTTTGGGAGGCGCGAACAAGAGGCAAGGATTAACAAAAAATGAACGCGGTTTTTGTGGAGAAATGGAGATGGAGATGGAAAAGACGATGGAACGGATTGAAAACATTTTAGAGCGGGCCACACTGGATCAGCTGAAAATCATCCTGCGATTCCTGCGGAACATCATAAAATAAGCGCCGGAACGGGAAACCGTTCCGGCGGGGATTATTCAGAAAGGGCTTCTTCCATGCTGACAGTGGGCATAGTCAAGTTTCCGTCCGAGACTGGATAAAGCGTATACTCATAATAGAGTGTCTGCGAAAATTCAATTTCGCGATCAACCTGGCAACGGGTATCTTCCCCGAAAAGATAGTCGGGACCGTACCAGTCGTCGCCAAATGTAAAATAAATGTCCAGTGTCCCGTTTGGGCAGTAGGTATCAACGGTCTCGCCGGCGCGGACGAAAAAACGATCCAGAATTTTACCAGTCGATGACCGCTTGATGATTACAAAGCAGTTCGAAGTAGATGGCGCATGGACACATATAGAAGACAATGCACCTTGGGAAAAATCGTAGGTTGGATAATGTCTGCCGTTTCTAGGAAGGGATAATTTCTCGGGTTGCGGATCCGGTGCTGGCTCCGGAACCGCAGCGGCAGGAGCTGATGCAGGCTCGACCGTAGGAGGTGAGACCGCAGCGGAAACCGTGGCGGTATTTTGAATGGAATGCGTCGCGGATACTGCGACGATGATAGCGATAACGGCGATTACAGCAGCGACGACCGCAACCCAATATGCAGTACGGTTAGACTGCGAGGGCGCTTTAGGCTCCGGAGCCGGGACGGATGGAGAGGGAGACGCATCAGGCTTGACGAGATCATCCGCGAAAGCCAAGATAGAATGCGCAATGCGGAGGACAGAATGCCGGTACTTATCAAACCATTCATCGCACGGAATATCATAGACTGTATCAAAGGCTAGATACAACGAATGATCGAGACTGCTTTCGAACGAACGGCTGCCATCATAGCACTTAACAAAGTCAGTGGCGCAAGTAAAGAACAAGTCCATTATGGCGGAAGGACGCTGAGTGAAGAGACGAGCTGCAACACAATCGCAAAAATCATTAGCAATGTCAGAATCCGGGGGGAGCGAAGTAAAGGACAGCGGAACGAAGAATGCGGCAGAAAGAATAGGCATTGAGTTTGGGACGACGGGATCCTTGCTGATCTCGTCCTCGATCTTGTGGATGCAATAAAAAACGTAGCCACATAGCGTCATTGCTTTCGAGTAGGTAGATTCGGGCATAAAAAATACCACCCTCTTCCAAGATACAAAAAATCCTGGGAACGGTCAAGCGTTCCCAGGATTTTTTGTATCTTTCGACGAAGGTTTTTTTTGTAATTCCTCGACGAAGGATTCGATTGCTGCCCAATTTTCCGGCGGCAGCGCCATCAGGAGGGAGATGAAGCGTTTCCGGAAGGAGTCGTCCGCGTCGGACATAATATCCGTGACCAGCAGGGCCAGTTCTTCATTTGCGCTGCGCTGGACGTACATTTCTCCGACACCGTCCTCCAACCAGGCCAGAGACACGTTGAATTCCCGGCAGATGTCGGAGATCGTGCGGTCACTGGGCGTTTTCGCGCCAGAACAAACGGCAGATACGAACGGCTGACTTAAATTGATGGTTTCGGCAAATTTCGTTTTTGTGATGCCAAGGTCTTTGATTAGATAAGCAATTCGCTCGTTGATTGTGCTCATTTTTTCACCACCTTCTAGGCACAAGGTAACACACCAGAAATGAAATGTCAAGAAAAAATATAACCCAGAACTAAAATAATGCTTGACAACGGTTCGTAGTTATGCTAACGTATAACCAAGAAATAAACCAAGCGAGGTGAGATCAATGTCAGAGGAGCAGAAGCAGCAGGCCGAGAAGATCTCGGCGGAAATCAACAAGCTTACGCCGGAAATGCGTGAGAAGGCGCTGATCTTTATGCAGGGCATGGCTGCTATGGTGCAGCCGAAGAGCGAGAAGAAAGAACAGCCAGCGTAAATCTGCAAAATATGGAAAAACTAACGCCGGAAGGAGGCTGAACTATGAGAAAGCCGTATGACCCGATCGCGGACGAAGAGCCGCACATCGTGGCCGAGTATCATTTCCCAAACTGCACGGCGTATATCGCCGACAACTACCTGCGCCGGCTGACGCCGGAGCAGAAGGAGGCCAACCGGCAGGCTGCCCGCCGCGTGGCGTGGCAGATCCTCGAGCGGGCCGCAGCCGAAGGGCGTCTGCCAGCGGCCAGCAATTAAACGCGCCGCAAGGCGCGTACATAGGAGTCGATATTATGGCAAACGTCAAGACCTACACCCTGACGCTGGATGCGCAGGAGCTGCGGGACGTGATCGAGGCGGCGCTGGTGTGTGAGTGCCAGAACGCCGAGGACGCCCGCGCCATGCAGCGCAAGGGCTACGATCTCGAGGCACAGAAGCTGCATTGCATGAACGCCCGGCTGATGCGGGTGGTCAAGAGAATACAGGAGACGGAGGCGAAGGCATGAAAAAGCTGATTCTGACAACGGCTGAATGGCTGTATCTCAAGTGGATACTCGAAAGGAACATGATCCGGATGGATGCGGATGCGTTCCGTCTCAAAGAGGGAGAGCCGGGCAGCGAAGCAAGGCGGGAAGCCATTGGGAAAGAGCTCGAGAGCATTGAGAAGGAGCGCAGGAATATCGAGTTGGTGCTGGAAAAGATCAAGGCGGCGGACAGCGTACAGGACGGAACGGAGGAGAAGAAATGAGAACCAATCTTGCGGAGCGGCTCGGGTATGAGCCGGAGGAAGAGACCAGGGAGCGGCAGGAGCGGCTGCTGGAGGAGCTGCGGTACCGGGAGGCCATGCGGCGGGTGGTGAAGACCTGCTGCGTGTGGTTGGGAGGCGCGGCCTTTGTGCTGGCGGTGATCGCCGGGTACGCAGAGATGACCGACGCCTGCGTCGCGACCGGCGCGATCGCGCTGGGCCTGACGACCTACGGGATCCTGTGAAGCCGGTGAAGGACGAGCCAAAGATCCCGGTCGAGCTCCGGCCGGATCAGCTGGCCGACATCATCGACGCCGTCCTGGCCTTTGCCGATGACTGCGCCAATGACCGGGAGATCCTGCAGAGCATGCCGCGCGTCGACCGGGATACGGTCGAAGACCTGCTGCAGCGCGAGACGGCGCTGCAAACGCTCGCGGCCTGGCTGCAGCACGTACAGGAGGAAGCGGAGTGAATTACTTTGCGCCGCGCATGCGGCCCATCCCGCCGCCCTGCGGCCGGAACTGCCCGGACCGAAGCGGCACATGCCGCGCCGGGTGCTGCACCTGGACGCTCTACGAGAGCATACGGAACCACATCTACGACGTCAACCACCGCGACAGGGACAGCCTGCAGCCCGATCTAGCAGCGGGAAAGCAGATGGTCCATGCCGACAACCAGATAAGGAGGCGCAAACACATTGCGAAATAGCATCGATTACCCCGGCGAGCGGGCGCCGCGGCGCCCCGCCGTGGTCGCGCAGGCCGGATACACCGGACAGAACCACTTTTCCGTTACATATGGAGACCAGAAACTAACCGTCCGCGCCGAGGACGGCTATGCGGCCCTTTTTACCGCCGCCAAGCACTGGGGCTATAAATTCACCCGCCCGGAGTACCATCAGAACGCCCGCGCGACCAAGCTCCACTACACGCCGGACACCCGGCCGGGGGCGCTGGTATGAACAAAGATGTGATGTTTTCCAGCGCGACGGATTTGTGGGAAACGCCGCAGAGCTTTTTTGACGCGCTGAACGAAGAATTTGGCTTTGAAACGGACGTCTGCGCGCTGCCGGAGAATGCAAAATGCGCGCGGTATTTTACACCGGAGGACAACGGCCTTGCTCAGACGTGGACGGGCGTCTGCTGGTGTAACCCGCCGTATGGGCGGGAGATCGGGAAATGGGTGCAGAAAGCAGCAATGTCCGCCAACAAAAATGGGGCAACCGTTGTCATGCTGCTGCCCGCGCGGACGGATACAAAGTGGTTTCATCGATACATATACGGAAAGGCGGAAATCCGCTTTATCGCCGGTCGGCTGAAATTCGGCGGCGGCAAGCACAACGCGCCGTTTCCAAGCATGGTTGTGGTATTCGGGCAGGAGAATAAGACATGAGATTTGTCTGTGACTGCTGCCACGATCTGACGAACATCGAGGCCGACAGGATGGAGATCCAGGGCGACAAGCTGATGGTGTACAGCCGCGGCGCCATGCTGGAATGGGCGTGGTGCCAGTACGTTGGGAAACAGACCTGTTTCGACCTGGCGGCGTTTGGAGGTGCAAAAGCGGAATGAAATGGCATATTGCAAGTGTCAGCTGGGGCAAGGACAGCCTGGCCATGCTCCTAATGCTGATTGCCAAGGGCCACCCGCTGAATGAGGTGGTTTTCTACGATACCGGAATGGAGTTTGAGGCGATTTACCACACACGGGATCAAATGCTACCCCGCCTGGAGCAGCTGGGGATCAAGTACACCAGACTGGAGCCGGAAAACCCGTTCCTGTTTGATATGCTGGAAAGGCCGGTTTGCAGTAAGCAGAAAGGCACACACCAAGGTTATGGCTGGTGTGGCGGCCTCTGCCGCTGGGGAACCACGGGGAAGCTGAAAGCCATAGACAGGTACGCGGAGGCGCGGGACGCTATGGTTTACGTTGGCATAGCTGCCGACGAAACACCACGACTGGAAAAAGAACGGAAGCCGTATAAACTGCACCCGCTGGCAGAGTGGGGCATGCCGGAAGCCGACGCCATGGCATATTGCTATGAAAACGGGTTTTCGTGGCTGGAGGGCACGATCCGCCTTTATGACGTGCTGGACCGTGTTTCGTGCTGGTGCTGCTGCAACAAGAACCTGCGGGAACTGCGGAATATGTATATTTACCTGCCGGAATACTGGGAGCGCCTGAAAGACCTGCAACGGAAAATAGACAGGCCAATGAAAGGCTATTACAAAGGCAAGCCGCGCGGCGTGTTTGAACTGGAACAACGGTTCCGCGCAGAATTGGAACAGGAGGCAAGAGCATGAGCAAAGCTGTTTTGATCAGCATTCGCCCGGAGTGGTGTGAGAAGATCATCAACGGGCGGAAGACGATCGAGGTGCGCAAGACGCTCCCGAAGATGGATACGCCGTTTAAGTGCTACATCTACTGCACGGCAGGCAGACCTGATCTGAACATCCCGATTTCTCAGGAGCGGCTTATGCGTGATTATCTGGAAACTGGTTCAATGAAATCGATGAACTGCCCACTTGGAAACGGGAAGGTTATCGGAGAGTTTACCTGCAACAGGGTAACGAACCTTTTTTCAAACAGCAGATTTTGGCTGGACGAGGATGATGTTTTACACACATGTTTGTCTGCTGCGGAAATGCGAAAATACGCAAATGGTGCGCATGGGTTATACGGCTGGCACATCTCAGATTTGCGCGTTTACGATCACCCGCGCGATCTGTGGGAGTTTACCGGCCTGCGGGAGACAAAATTCGGATTGGCACCAGGACCGATTACCCGCCCGCCGCAGAGCTGGCGGTATGTGGAGAAAGAACTATGGAACGACTGACAAATAAACGCGAAGCCGACGCGCAGCGAGAAGAGTACGAGCGCCGCCTTGCAAACGGGTATCCTCGGAATATCCCAGAGGAGCGGTTTCTGCGCCTAGCGGCCTACGAGGACACGGGGCTTGAACCGGAAGCAGTGGAAACGGTTAAGCTTGCGCTGGCCGCAAAGCATTTGGTAGACCTCGAAACGCTCAACAATACGCCAATCAGCAGGCTCGTAGAGCTTGCCGAGGCCGACAAGGACGGGCGCGTGGTCGTGCTGCCGTGCAAGGTGGGAGAACGCTGGACAGATGAGGACGGTCGAGCAGTGCGAATAACCGCAGTAATCGTCAGCATAGAGCCATTTGGGACGAACATCAACATCTACTTTGATTATGAGGACGCAACGCCGGACGATGCGGGAAGCGACTGCGTGACAAATTGGGATTATTTCAGTCGCCACTATACCTGCATTGAGGTCGAGCGGGCGATGGAGGAAAAGAGGAATGGTTGAGTTTCGCCCGTGCCCGTTCTGCGGCGGTGAAATCGATGGGCCCAATTCCGTGCAGTGCAATTATGGGAAGAAGATTATCACGCTTGGCATGATCTGCACAAAATGCGGAACCGAATTTAAGTTCCGGGCAACGTTTGTAGAAAATCCGTACACGGAAGCTAGAGAGGCTTGGAACAGGAGGGCGGCGGATGGGCCAGCACAAACATAATCCTACAGCCATTGCGGCTAAGAATGGTGAGTTGCCGCCGAAGAAGCGAGAGCGGCGGCTGACCAAGCGGCAGGCGGAAATGCTCTTGCGGCTGAAAATTATACGAACAATCGACCCATTCCACGCCATGCCGGATGGGATGGCCGAAGTTATTGCAGGAGGTATGCCTTATGGCTGATTATATCCGGCGCGATGATGCGATGTTTGCGCTGCGGAAAGCAGAACGCGGTGGAAGCATGACGGCACTAACACGGTTGGAACGCGCATATGCCGAAATTCGGGAAATGCCCGCCGCCGACGTTGCGGAGGTGGGGCACGCAAGATGGGAACGGGTACGTTCAAACTGGTATTGCACAGGCTGCAATAAGGGCTACAGAATCACGAAAGGTGCGCCAATGGCGAGCGGTTTCTCATACTGCCCCAACTGCGGAGCGAAGATGGATGGAGCTGCCGAATGAGCGGGCTGCGGTTTGAGAGCATGGCGGAAATGCCGCCGCGGATGCGGGAGCTTTATGCACGGCAGCAGATGCCGGGGGCTGCCGCGGGGCCGAAGAAGGCCTCGAAGTATCACAGCACGCCAGCCGAGCGCGGCGAGCTGCGCTTCGACAGCCAGAAGGAGGCGCGGCGGTATGACGAGCTGATGGGCATGCTGCGGGGCGGGATCATCTCAGACCTGCGGCTGCAGCCGCAATTCACGCTGCAGGAATCTTATGTGACAGAGACCGGGGAGCGGATCCGCGCGGTCCGGTACACGGCGGACTTCTCGTACCGATTCGGCGGCAAGCTCGTCGTCGAAGATGTGAAGTCCAAGCCGACGCGGACAAAGGAGTATCTGCGCAACCGCAAATTCATGCGGTCAAAATTTGGGATCGACATACAGGAGATTTAAACATGCCGGAAGAAAAAACGAGAGCAGCCCGCGCGAGGCATGCGGGCTGCCGAAGCGCCGACGGGCTGCGGAACAAAGACATCAGCCAGCCCGAGGATTGATGTCAGCAATCAGCCGGGAAACCATATTTTTTCGGACTTATGCCGCGGCCGCTCCGCCATGAGACGGCCGCGGGAGGATCACCCCGGCTTTGCACCCGGCCCGCGAAACCTCAAGCCCGCGGGCCGGGGATAAAAAGCGCGTGTGGAACGTGCGCGCGGATGGGAACCGTCAACGTTACCCCACGCCGGGTGTCGGGATCGCCCGGCGGCATCGTGTTACCTCCTTATGGAAAGCTGCCTGAGCAGACAAGGGCAGCTCGTCTGCGGCGACAGGGGGACGCGCAGGCGCAGGCGGTGCAAGTCCGCTCTGCATAGGGGCCGGGAGACCGGCCCCTGACGAAAGGAGAATGGAAATGTCACACGTAGTCGATCTGACGGGCATGGACTTTGGATATTTGCACGTCATCGGGCGGGATACCAGCAAAAAAGGAGACAGGGCACGCTGGATCTGCCGGTGTAAATGCGGGACTATCTGCAGCAAGGACGGCAGATACCTCCGGAACGGGCATGCAAAAAGCTGCGGCTGCTTCCGGAAAGAACGCGCGGCCACGCTCGTCACCAAGAGGGATCCAGCCAAAAAGCCAAAAGCCGAACCGAAGAAGAAAAAATTCGGCCGCGGCCCGCAGCGGGCAGGCTCCGGGATCTGCTACAACACACTCTGCCCGACGCGCAACAACTACCGCGGCGCCTGGAGCTGCACCGAATGCCGCTTCTGCCCGGAACGAAAATTCACCCGCCAGTCGAGGCGGGAGATCATCACAATTTAGAGGAAGATACATGCACGTGTATGGCGTGCGGGTACAAGGACTGACGCTGAACGGGTGACCGGAATTTCCGGCCACGCTTTGAGCGGGCAGATAGCCCGAAGCCTATGGGCACAGAAAGGAGAACAAAAATGCAAAAGTACATCGGAACAAAAATGGTAGAGGCGGAGAAAACAGAAAATGGATACCGAGTGCGGTATGAGGACGGGTATGAGAGCTTTAGCCCAGCAGATGTGTTTGAAAAGGCGTACATGCCGCTTTTGGCGAACGGATGCTTGAAAACAGAGAAACCGAGCATCAGCCAGAGGATGGTTGATGATTTCATCGCATTCCATGAGGTGAAAAAGCTCGGAGGAAAAACGACCATCGTAAGGGCTGTTCTTAGAAATGGCTTTGAAATCGTTGAAAGTTCGAGCTGCGTGAGCGCCGAGAACTACGACGAGATGATGGGCGAAGCTATCTGCATGGGCAAAGTGAAAGACAAAGTGTGGATGTTGCTCGGGTTCTTGTTGCAGACGGCAGTAAATGGTACCCGCGGCGCCACGACATGTCCGGATGATCGTTGAACGCATGGCCGGAATTTCCGGCCACGCTTTGAGCGGGCAGATGGCCATGTAGGGGCGGACGGCTCTGTCCGCCCGGGAGAAAGAGGTGTGGATGATGGCAAAGAGACACAAGCGCCGCCTGTTTACAGGGGCGGTATGTACGCAGATCGTTTATACCGTGTCCGATGGCGCGGACAAAAAGACCAGCAAGCCGCGAAAGCCGCGCTTCCAGACGCAGGCGGAGCGCGATGAATTCAACAGCAAGCAATCGCTGAATCGGCTCGTTGCGCTGATGAACGACAATTTCTCGCCAACAAGCCTGTATTCCACCCTGACATTGGATGCAGAAAACGAGGTACATACCGCAGAGGAAATGCGCAGAGTGCGCGACAACCTTGTGCGCCGCATGCAGTATCACTATCCGGAGGCCAAAATCGTTGCTTTCTACGGAAGAGGAAAAACAACCAATCGCTTCCATTTGCACCTGGTAACAGAGGGGATCCCGGAAGAAGCCATCGGCGGGCTTTGGGGGCTCGGCAGCGTGATCGAGGTTCGGCACCTGAGAAAGCACAATTATTATATAGATGAGCAGGGAAACAAGGTCGACCACGGCCAGGACTACACAGCACTGGCCAGTTACCTGCATGCGCACTGGAGAAAAGGATTCGGCGGCCACAGGTACAAAGCGACGCGAAATTGTATCCGACCAGAGCCGGAACCTGCGACCGAGGCCGTGCGCGAGTACAGCCCCAAGCATCCGCCCGTCGCCCCGCGAGGTTACATCCTCGTAGAGGCCCGGACGACAAAGTACGGGTATCAATATTATAAGTATGTAGTCGACCCAAGATCAGAGCACAAGCGGAACGGGAGCCGCTTAAATTAAACCTTGTATATGCGTAAGGTTTTAAAACGAAAGGGTGATAGGGACGAGCGACTACTGGCACAGGGAGTATATCTGCCCATTCTGGCAGGCAGCCGGGAAAAAGACGATCCGCTGCGAGGGAGAATGCGTGCTCGCATTTCCTGAGCGGCGGGAGACGTCAGACTACATCACGCGATACTGCGCCAGCTTTGACTACGTGCGGTGCAGCATCGCGGCGGCGAAGCTCCGATACTACGAAAGAACAGAATGAGAGCCGAAGCGCATGCGGAACGCCGTATGCGCTCATTCTGCGTGCGTGGGGTGAAAAGATTTTCCGGATACGCTATGCTGAAAAGCAGAAGGGAGGCGTGAGCCATGGCGAGGAAACCGAAGTATGAATCCGTGGAGCAGATCGAAGGGCTGATCGAGGCGTATTTTGAGAGCTGCAAGGGAGAGATCCTGCGGGATGAGGACGGGCGCATCGTTTTCAACCAGAAAGATGGGACTCCGGTCTGGGTGGGGCGGAAGCCGCCGACGATCCCGGGGCTTGCGCTGGCGCTGGGCTTTTCCAGCAAGCAGAGCCTGTATAACTACAAGGCCAGGAAAGAATTTATGGACTCGATTTCGCGCGCGCAGACGCGCGTGGAACAATATACGGCCGAAAGACTGTTCGACCGGGATTCTCAGCGGGGCGCGCAGTTCGCGCTGGAGTATGCGTTCCGGTATCGCAGAGACGCCGGGGACGAAAAGCAGGAGACCGGCGGAACACGGATCCTGCTGGAAAATGACGCGGAGGAGTCCAGCGAATGAAGACGTTGGATCTTGGAACCGCGCAGCCGAAGCAGGTGCTTTTCCTGAAAGACAAGCACAGGCATATCGCCTACGGCGGCGCCCGCGGCGGTGGGAAGAGCTGGGCTGTGCGGACAAAGTCGAAGCTGCTGGCGTTCCGGTATCCGGGCATTAAGATCCTGATCGTCCGAAAGACATACAAGGAGCTGCAGAATAACCACATCGAGCAGCTGACAGCGGAACTTGCCGGGTTCGCAAAATATAACCGGTCGGACAAAATGTTTCGCTTCCCGAACGGGTCGACGATCTCTTTCGGGTACTGCGCAAACGAAGGGGACCTGGGGCAGTATCAGGGCGCGGAATATGACGTGGTGTTCATCGACGAGGCCGGGCAGCTGCAGGAGAGCTGGATCCGCAAGATCAATCTCTGCGTGCGCGGAACGAATGGATTTCCAAAGCGGACGTATTACACGCTGAACCCCGGCGGGCCGGGGCATGCATACTTCAAGCGTGTCTTCGTCGATCGGAATTTCAATCCCGATGAAGACCCGAATGACTATTTCTTCATTCAGGCAAAGGTAGAGGACAATAAGGCCCTCATGGATACGCAGCCTGACTACCTGCGCGAGCTGGAGAATCTGCCGCCGACGCTGCGGGCAGCGTGGAAGGACGGACGCTGGGACGTCTATGAGGGACAGTTCTTCGAGGACTTCCGGGACGTGCCGGAGCATTACAAGGACCGGCGCTGGACGCATGTCATCGAGCCGTTTGAGATTCCGGACGGATGGACGATCTGCCGGAGCTACGACTTTGGCTACGGGAAGCCGTTTTCTTGCGCATGGTGGGCGGTCGACTATGACGGGACGATCTACCGGATCATGGAGCTGTACGGCTGCACGCGGACGCCGAACGAGGGCGTAAAGTGGACACCGGACAAACAGTTTGAAGAGATCCACAAAACGGAGATGCAGCACCCGTGGCTCAAGGGGAAAACCATCATCGGCGTGGCGGACCCCGCGATCTGGGATGCGTCGCGCGGAGAATCGGTCGCAGACACGGCTGCGCGGTACGGCGTATTTTTTACGCCTGGCGACAATGAGCGCATTGCAGGTTGGATGCAGTGCCACTACCGGCTGCAGTTTGACGAGGATGGATATCCGCGGATGTATGTCTTCAACACCTGCAGGGCGTTCATCCGGACGATCCCGACGCTGATCTATGACGAGCATCGGGCAGAAGACCTGGACACGAAGATGGAAGACCACGTCGCGGACGAATGGAGATATTTCTGCATGTCGCGGCCGATCAAGCCGATCCGCGCGGTGAAAGAGCAGCGGATCCTTTTTGATCCGCTGGACATGATGAAACGGAGGTAAGGCCATGCTGGCACCACAACTGACGGAGACTGAGAAGCAGACCATGATGACGGAAGTCTTTCTCGGATACAACCACAACCTCGAACTCGCGGACGGGGAGTTTTACGACATGGAGAATCTGTCGGCGGACGAGTATCCGCTGCTCGCGCCGCGGCCAAGGCGGGGGACGGCGCAGGCGATCGAGGGCGTGCAGGGCATTCTGGCGAAGGATGCGCTGTGCTGGGTGCAGGACCAGGTGCTTTATATCAACGGCGCTTCGATGGAGGCGTATATGCCGTCCGTGTCGATCTCGGCGGGGCAGAAGCAGCTCATTTCCATGGGCGCATATCTGTGCATCTTCCCGGACGGGATCTACTTCAACACCGAGAAGTACTCCGACAACGGGTACATGGGGCAGGAGAATGTGGTCGACGCGGCGAGCTCGAACGTGGAAATTTCCCTCTGCCTCGTCGACGGGACGGCGCTGACGGTCAGTTATTCGCAGGCATCGCAGCCGGAAAGTCCGTCGAACGGGCAGTACTGGCTGGACACGTCCGGCAAGCTCCACACGCTCAAGCAGTGGGCGGAGGCGACGAGCCAGTGGGTATCCGTGCCGACGGTGTATCTGAAGCTTTCAGCCAACGGCATCGGGAAGGGCTTTCAGCAATACGACGGCATCCGGCTTTCGGGGCTGACCGGGAACGAGCAGGTCGAAAAGCTCAACGGCAGCCAAATCCTGTACGACGTGGGAGAGAGCTATATCGTGATCGTCGGCCTCGTCGACGAGACGACGAAGGTGACGAGCGGGACGGTGAAGACGGCGCGGAAGGTCCCAAGCATGGACTTCATCACCGAGAGCGGGAACCGGCTGTGGGGATGCAAGTACGGTGTGGCGGACGGCGAGACCGTCAATGAGATCTACTGCTGCAAGCTGGGCGATTTTAAGAACTGGGAGTGCTACCAGGGCGTGTCGACGGATTCATGGCGCGCGAGCTGCGGCACGGACGGGAAGTGGACCGGCGCGGCGACGCTGGCCGACAGTCCGATCTTCTTCAAGGAGGACTGCTTCCACCGGGTGTATCCGTCGGCGACGGGGGCACATCAGGTGGTCGTGCAGAAATGCGCGGGCGTGCAGAATGGGTCAAGCAAGAGCCTGGTCGTGGTGGACGACCGGCTGTATTACAAATCGCGGATGGGCGTTTGCGTGTACGACGGGAGTCTGCCGCAGGAGATCGGCAGCTGCTTCGGGACGAAGCTCTACTACAACGCCGTGGCCGGCGGCGCCAGAGGGAAGTACTTCATCAGCATGGAGGATGAAGGTCATAACTGGTCGCTGTTCGTCTACGACACCCGCAAGGGTCTGTGGCACAAGGAGGACAGCACCCACGCAGAGGACTTCGCGCGGGTGGACGATGAGCTGTATTTCCTTGAGGACGGGACACTCAAAACTGTGTACGGCAGCGTTGGGACGCTGGAAGCCCCGGTCGGCTGGATGGCGGAGACGGGGATCATGACGTATGGGCTGGTCGGGAAAAAGTATGTGTCCCGGATCAACCTGCGGATGCAGCTGCCGAAGGGGTCGAGCGTCGACTTCTGGGTGCAGTACGATTCCGATGGAGTCTGGCGGCACTGCGGGCATATCGAGGGGCGAGGCCTCAGGACCTTCCTGCTGCCGATCCGCCCGGCCAGATGTGACCATCTGAAATTCCGGCTGACGGGGAAGGGCGAGATGAAGCTGTTCAGTCTGGCGCGAGTCCTGGAGGCGGGAAGTGATGCGTAAGACGGGAGGTGCAACATGGGTAGTCTGACACTTGCATACCCGTCGATCGCGGGGAAGACGACGCAGGAGCAGCTGGAGAGCATGCGGCGGTATCTGTGCAGCGTGACGGAGCAGCTGAACCTCGCCGACTGGTCGGCGAAGGCGACGCTGACGGAGATCTCGCAGGCCATCGACGCGGACAGCCTCTCCGAGGCGGAGAAAAAAACGACGCTCTCCGGCTATGGAGCGCTGAAAGCGCTCATCATCAAGACGGCGGACTTCGCCGCGGCGAACTCGGAGACGTGGTCGACGAAGCTGTCCGGCAGCTATGTGGCCATCTCGGACTTCGGCAAGTATCTCGAGAAGACGCAGCTGACAATCGAGGGAAACTCGGTCGGCATCAAGCAGCTGTATGACTACACGGCGGGCGTCAACAATCAGTTCTCGGTGAATTCGCAGCAGTATATCAAGACGGGGCTGCTGTACTACAAGGACGCTGTGCCGGTCTACGGCGTGGGCGTGGGGAACATCGAGACGACGGTGACGGACGGCGGCGAGAAGGTCATCGACCAGACGAAGAACGAGCTGGTGACGGTGACGCCGGACCGGGTGAGCTTCTGGCAGGACGGGCAGGAGGTCGCGTATTTAAGCGACAAGAAGCTGCATTTCCCATCCGGGACGCTGGAGGCGGCGGGGGCGGTGCTGTCGGGGAAGATCACGGCGGCGGCCGACTCGACGTTCGGGCCGTGGACGATCTCGGAAAGCAGCATTTACCGCACAGCCAATGAATTTGGAGGCAGCGCGAGCATGTACTTCGGCACGAGCGGGCTTTCTATCAAGGACAAATTCAAGGTCGACGCGAACGGCAAGCTGACGTGCACGGGGGCTGAGATCGGCGGAACGATCAACGCGACGGATCTGAAGCTCGACGGTACGAGCATCCAGAAGAAGCTCAAGCAGATCATGGATGAGATCAACATCATCAGCAACGGTCTTGAGATCGCGGGTACGAACTTCTCGAACGGCAAGATCAGCGGCGCGGAGGGCAGTCTGCAGTTTACGTCCTCCAGCTCGGCGGCCTATGCGGTCGACCTGTCCGGTCCGGCGGTGCGCGTGCGCTCGACAAGCGGCGATGTGTATCTGCAGAACGCGGCTGGGACAGCCAGTATGCAGATAAAATCGGACGGTAGTATCCGGTTTATCGCTTCCGGCGGCGTAAGCGGCATTACGCCGGTGTTCGGATAAGGGGGCTGGCTGAATGGCAACGCTATCCGGCGCGTCGGGTACGCCGACAAGTATCACGCTGACGGTATCCGGTATGTCGTCAACGACGAAGTACAAACGGAAATATGAATATATCCTTGCGGGACAGGTCATGGCGACGGTGACGGACTCGACTGCGGGCACGACAACGGCCAGCAGGATCATTACCGGGCTGACGCCGGACACGCTGTATATCTGCCGCGTGCGGATCTACAACAGCAACACGGGGGCGCTTGTCGCCGAGACAAACTCCATCAGCGTGCGGACGCTGGCACAGTCGACCTCGCAGGCGACGGTCAGCATTCTAAACTTCCTGGATAACCTGACGCAGCTGGCGAGTGGGTCCTTCAAAGGCGATATCGGAGATACGTTTTACATTTCGGCCGCGGGCACGCAGTATCAGACGTACTCGCAGCAGTATCATTTCCTGTACTTCCGGCTCTCGTCGCAGAACTACAACACGGAGCACGACGCGAGCTACCCGATCCCCATCCAGGAGGGGCAGACCGTCAAGGTCTACTACCAGAGCAAGACCACGACGATTCCGATCTACAACTACCTGGACGGGCAGCACACGCTGGCAGACGGGTCCGTCTCCGGCACGATCGGCAATACGTTTTTCCTGTCTATGTCCGGCACGCAGTACCAGACGTATTCGCAGGAGTATGAATTCCAGTATTTCAGGCTCGCGTCGGAAGGGTATGCGACAAATCACGCGGCGACGGAGACGATCCCCATTACGAGCGGGCAGGCCGTGCGCGTGTACTACAAGACGAAGATCACGGCAGTCGCACCATACATCAGCGGAGTCACGCTGACGAAGAACACGGCGACGGTCGCGTGGGACAAAAACGGCGGCGGGTACGGAAGCTGGACGCTCTACTGGGGAAAGACGAGCTATACGGCGATCGGATCGCAGTCGATCGGCAGCTCGCCGGTGACGGTCTCGGGGCTGGAACCGGGCACGACGTATTATTTCTGGATCGTCAACAAGGCCGGGACGGACTCGAAGACGTCCAACACCGTATCCGGCGAGACGAAGGCACAGATCGCGGCCTTCGCGTGGACGAGCGACGATGCGTCGTATATCGCGGAGGGGAAGGCCGTGACATACCTGACGGCGGCGAGCTGGAACCGGCTGACGGCGAAGATCAACGAGGTCCGGGCCGCCAGAGGCTACGGGAGCATTTCCTTCACGACGGCCTACGCCGGGCAGACGATCACGGCGGCCATCTACAACGAGGCGGCAAACGCCATCGGGAATCTGGCAGGCGCGGGAAGCGTCAGCACGGTATCGGCAGGGACGAAGCTGGAAGCGACGTACTTTGCAAACAGCTATTCTGCGCTCAAGGAAGCGCTCAACCGGGCAATCAGCAGTTATAACGGATAGGAGGAGCTATGAATATCACAAAAGCAGTGGTGCGGCTGCGGGGGCGGCTGATCGAGGCCATCAACGAGGCAGGGCTGCCGCCGGTCATCGTGGGATTTGTGCTGGACGGGATCCAGAACGAAGTGGCAAGACTCACGGCGGAAGACCTGCGGAAGGAGGAAGCGGACAATGCAGACAGAGAAGATGCAGACGACCATGCAGAATGACACGGCGAGCGGGCTGACGGCGCGAAAGGCCATCGGCGAAGAGCAGGCCAGAAAGGCCATGGACACGCTGTTAAAATACCGGCAGGGCAAGAGTGCGCTGGAGGCGCGGGTCATTGCGTCGGAGGACTGGTGGCGCATGCGCAGCTGGCAGCGGATCCAAAAAGGGAACCCGGAGGACGACAAGTGGACGTCGGCGTGGCTGTTTAACGTCATCATGGGCAAGCACGCGGACGCGATCGCGGCCTATCCGGCCCCGGCCATCCGCCCGCGGGAACCGGACGACCGGGAGGAGGCTGCGAAGCTTTCCTCAGTGCTGCCGGTCATTCTGGAACAGAACGACTTTGAAGAGGTCTATTCGGACAGCCAGTGGACGAAGCTCAAGCAGGGCACGCTCATCTGGCACGTGAAGTGGGATTCTTCGAAGCTGAACGGCCTCGGGGATATCTCGGTGCAGCCGGTAGATATTCTGTCTTTCTTCTGGGAGCCGGGCGTGCGGGATCTGCAGAAGTCGAAGAACATCTTCCTGACGGAGATGGTGGACAACGATCTGCTGGTCGAGAAGTACCCGGAGCTGCGGGGAAAGCTCAACTCCAATCCGCAGGTCCAGCAGAAGTACAACACGGACGACGTCATCAATTTTGACAACAAGTCGATGGTGGTAGACTGGTATTACAAGAAATATCAGAACGGACGGCAGGTGCTGCACTTCGCGAAGCTGGTGGGCGACACCATCCTGCAGGCGACGGAGAACGATACGGAACAGAAATATGACACGCTGACGCTGCCGGACGGGAGCATTGTGCAGCAGCCGGCCGGGCGGCCCATGGCCGAGACGGGGCTGTATGACGACGGGGAATACCCGTTTGTGGTCGACGCGCTGTTCCCGGTGGAGGGCAGCATTGCCGGGTATGGGTATATCGACATCGGCAAGTCGACGCAGGAGCAGATCGACCGGATGAACCAGGCGATCGTGAAGAACGCGATCATGGCGACGACGCCTCGGTGGTTCAAGCGGTCGGACGGGTCGGTCAACGAGCAGGAGTTCGCGGACTGGACGAAGCCGTTCGTGCATGTGGATGGGAATCTGGGGCAGGACAGTCTGGTTCCGATCCAGGTGAACATGATCAGCAGCAATTACATTGCGATCTTGCGGGACAAAATTGAGGAGCTCAAGTGGACGACGGGAAACACGGACGTCAACAACGGCGCGACGAGCTCCGGCGTGACGGCGGCCTCGGCCATTGCGGCGCTGCAGGAAGCGTCCGGCCGGAGCAGCAAGGACTCCACAAAGTCGGCTTACCGGGCCTACGCACGGATGATCCGGATGGTCATTGAGCGCATCCGGCAGTTCTATGATCTGCCGCGGCAGTTCCGGATCATCGGGCAGCGCGGGGCAGAGCAGTTCGTACAGTACAGCAATCAGGGATTGCAGCCGCAGACGCTCTACGGCGCGAACGGACAGCCGGACGGGCTGCGGAAACCGGTCTTCGACATTGAGGTCTCGGCGCAGAAGGCAAGCGAGTACACGTCCATGGCGCAGAACGAGCTGGCGCTGCAGTTCTTCCAGCTGGGGTTCTTCAACCCACAGATGGTGGACCAGACGCTTGCAACGCTCGACATGATGGACTTTGACGGGAAGGACTCAATCATCCAGAAGGTCCAGGAGAACGCGGACCTGCAGCAGCGGCTGGTCGAGTGGCAGCAGCTGACGCTGGCGTTGGCAGACCGGTACGATCCGGTCATGGGTGAGGGGCTGGCGCAGCAGATCCTGCAGGAGGGCGGACAGGCAGTCCCGCAGGCGAGCGCCGCGGCAGCGGAGAAGCCGGAGATCCACACCGGCGAGACGCAGGAGCCGAAGATCGTGGAGAATGCGCGCAAAAAGTCGGAAGAAAGCACGCAGCCGGGATAAGAACCGACGCACAAGCTCGGCTTGCGCGTCGGAAAGGAAGAAATGATCTCAGAGGATAAGAGCCGCCGCTTGCGGCGGCCCATTCCGGCGAGATTATTTCTGGCTGGCGTGGGGTGAAGTTGGGAAAAGATTGTGCTACGATGATTTTAGAATAAACGCCAGAAAGGAATTTATAGCATGGAAGGCGAATTCACGGGCGCAGGCGCTCAGACCATGGGCGCAGCTGACGTCGCCGGTCAGCAGAGCGGGCAGGAGGCAGCCGCACAGGCGCAGGTGCAGCAGCAGCCGGTCAACGTCCCCGACGCTCAGGGACAGGGTACACAGGAAGAAACGTTCGACAGTCTGATCCGGGGCCGCTACAAGCAGGACTTTGATTCTGCGGTGCAGAAGGTCGTAAAACAGCGCGTGCGCGGGCTGAACCAGTACAAGGGGCAGGCCGAGGCGATGGCGCCGATCATCGACCAGCTGGGCGCGCTCTATGGGATCGACACGTCGGACCCGAGGAAGACGGACTTCGCGGCACTGGCACAGCGCTTTTCCGCTGACGAGCGGCTTTATAGCGCGGAGGCCATGGAGAAGGGCACGACGACGGACGCGCTCAAAAAGGAGTACGCGGGCCGGGCCGAGAATACGGCCATGCGGCGGCAGCTGCAGGAGTACCAGATGCGAGAAGCCTTCGCCGGGATCCAGGCAGACTTTGCCCGGGATGTGACGGCGCGGTACGGCGCGGACTTTGAGACCGAGATGCAGAACCCGGATTTTGCACGGCTCATGGGCGCGGGCGTGCCGCCGAAGACGGCCTATGAGGTCATCCACCAGCAGGAGATCGCACAGGCACAGGCGCAGCTGGTGGCGAACCAGGCGCGGGAGAACGTCATGCGGACCATCCAGGCGCAGGGCGCAAGGCCGCAGGAGATCGGCTCCGGCGCTGCGGGCGGAGAGAACGTCCCGATGAAAACACACTGGTCACGCGCGGAGGTGGAGGACATGCGCCGCCGCGCGGCAAGAGGGGAGCGAGTGATCCCCTGAGAAAGGAGATAAGAAACCATGTTTAAATCCAAAGTCGGATTTCAGTTTTTTGCTGACGCCGGTACGCTCGTCAACGCGACCGGCAACTACGTAAACGCAGGCACCGGTCAGACGACCGCATTCAGCGGCAACGACACGCTCGCGCCGACCATGAAGACGTTCTACGACACGCAGCTGCTCGAGAACGCACGGCCGAACCTCGTGCATGCGCAGCTGGCAGGCCGTCAGGCGCTGCCGCGCAACCACGGAAAGACCGTCGAGTGGCGCAAGTGGAACACGCTGAAGGACGCGGAGGAGCTGACCGAAGGCGTCATCCCGACCGGCCAGAAGATGGGCCAGACCAGCACGACCGGCGCGATCAAGCAGATCGGCCTGTACGTGACGGTCTCCGACCAGCTGGAGCTGCATGCGCTGGATAACGTCATCCTGGGTGCGACCGAAGAACTCGGCGCTTCCGCCGGCACGTCCATCGATAAGCGCGTGCGCGACGCGGTCGTGGCAGGCTCGAACGTGCAGTACTGCGACAAGGTCGCAGCGGGCGGCGCGCATACGGCAGTCACCAGCCGCGCAGGCCTCGACCTGACGGCGAAGCTGACGCCGGACGAGGTCAACAAGGCCGTGACGACGCTGAAGAAGATGAAGGCTCCGAAGATCGACGGAAAGTACGTCGCCATCATCCACCCGTCGGTCGCATACGACCTGCGGTCCTCGGACGCATGGGTCGAGGCACACAAGTATGCAGACGTCACGCCGCTGTTCTCGGGTGAGATCGGCGAGCTGCACGGCGTCCGGTTTGTCGAGACGACGGAGGCGAAGATCTTCAACAACTCGACCTGCCCGGTCAAGACTGCAGCGTCTGACGGAGGAACGGCGGTCTACTACAGCGTGTACGCGACGCTGTTCCTCGGCAAGGACGCATACAAGATGATCGACCCGGAGGGCGGCAATCTTGAGATGATCGTCAAGGATAAGGACGAGATCGGCGGCCCGCTGAAACAGTTCTCGACCGTCGGCTACAAGGCCGAGATGGCGGCGAAGCTGCTGTACGAGGACCGCATGGTCCGCGTGGAGAGCTGCAGCGCATACTCCGGCACGGACGAGGCGAACTGAGAAAGGAGCACATAGCATGGCAACGAAAGAGACCGCCGCGGCGGCTGTACAGGCAAACCAGGAAGACGTGTGGAACGTCATGAAGACGATCTACCTGCCCCGCGGGCAGGAGAACGAGGAGCAGAGCCGCTTTGTGGCGGTGAACGGCCGGACGTTCATGGTGCCGAAGGGCAAGGACGTGCAGGTCCCGCTGCCGGTGTATGAAGTCCTGATGAACGCGCGGATGGCGGAGGAGGTAGCCTTCCGCCGCGCGCAGGCGGACAACTGACAAGTGAATGCCCATGACGGCAGGAAGCAGAGGAAGGGGCAGAAATGCCCCTTCTTTTGGTAAGGAGGAAAAATGAAAATTCGGGAAGCGATCGAGACGGTCGACCGGTTACTGCCGAACCAGTACGAGACGCCGGATAAGGTCCGGTGGCTGTCGGAGCTGGACGGGATCGTGTATCGGGATATCATCTGTACGCACGAGCACGAGAAGGAACCGGAGCCGTTTACGGGCTATGGGGAGGACGTGGACTTAGAGACACAGCTTCTGATCCCGTGGCCGTATGATGAGATCTACCGCTGGTATCTGGGGATGAAGATCTGCGACGCCAACGGGGAGACGACAAAATATGCGAACGAGGCGGCGAAGTACAACAGCTACTATCAGGGGTACTTCAACGCCTACAACCAGGCGTACATGCCGAAGCAGTACGCGACACATTTCAAGCTTTAAGGCGGTGAGACTATGAGCGTATATCGAGTAGAGTCGGGCGGCAGGGCCCCGGCGGGGCTTTCGACCGGTGACGAGGTCGTGACCGGCGGCGGCACGTACCGCATCACGGGCGTGAACGCAGACGGCAGCTACCAGTCGCAGCTGGTGAACAAGAACCAGACGACGAGGAACTACGGCGGCAGCTATCAGACCAGGAACAGCCCTTACACCATGTCCGGCGTGTCGGACTACACGAGAAGCAAACTGAACGGGCTGGAGAGCGGGTACACGCCGTCGGGCAGCGTGCAGGCGGCGCAGGCGTATCTGGAGCAGGTCAAGGCCAGCAAGCCGGGCGCGTATCAATCGCGCTGGGACGATGAGCTGACGAGCCTGTATGACCAGATCCGGAACCGGAAGAAATTCAGCTATGATATGGGGACGGATCCTCTGTACCAGCAGTACCGTGAGCAGTATCAGCGTCTCGGGCGGCTTGCCATGCAGGACACGATGGGGCAGGCGGCGGCACTCACGGGCGGCTATGGCTCAACATACGGTGAGCAGGTGGGCCAGCAGGCGTACAATGCGTATCTGCAGAACCTCAACGACATCGTGCCGCAGCTGCAGCAGCAGGCATATCAGCGGTATCAGGATGAGGGGACGGACCTTTATAACCAGTACAGCCTCGTGAAGGGCCGGGAAGATACGGACTACGGCCGGTACCGGGATACGGTCAGCGATTATTATTCGGATCTTTCGGATGCGCGGAGCGCGTACAACTCGGAACGGTCGCTGGACCAGAGCCAGTGGGCGACGATGCTCGACTACTGGGCGCAGAAGGCAAACAACGAGAACGCAGCCTACCTGCAGGCGCTGGCGGCGGAGCAGGCTGCGGCGAAGAAATCCGGCGGCGGAGGCGGCGGTGGGAGAAGCAGTTCATCTTCCAAGCTGAGCGACAAGAAGAACAACACGCTTGCAAAAGCGGCGCAGGCGTACCGGGCAAAGAACCCGAATGTATATCTGGACAGCCGGACGCTGGATAACTACCTCAACAGCAAGGGCTACAATGCGCTGGAGTCCAATACGTTCAAGGCGTATCTGGAATACTACGGCGCGACGTATCTACGGCAGCGGTAACGGAGGGAAGCATGGGACGAATCACACTGACAGAGGAACAAAAGCGGATTGCAGAGAGCATCCGCAGCGGACAGGGAGCCAGCACGCAGCAGGCTCCCTCCGCCTATCGCGGCGGAAGAATCACGCTGAACCAGAAGCAGATCCAGATCGCGAGCAAGTACGGCCTGCCGAACCCGGACTACGGGAAGAACGCGCAGAGCGGGCAGACAACCGTGGACGACCCGCTGCATAAGCAGTATGCGGCGTTTATGGCATATCAGAATGCCGTGCGCGAAGCGGAGCTCGCGCAGATCGAGCCGGGGGCCGCGCTGAAGGGCCGGGCGAGCGGACAGAAGAAGACGGAGAATGCGGGGGCGGAGACCGACGGGAAGGTATCAGAGCAGGAATACGGACGGTCTTCCGCGATGCAGACGCAGTACGGGACGTACCAGAATTATCTGCGCGGCGTGGAGGCGGCGCAGGGGCTGAAGCTTGGGACGCTGGCGCTGCAGGGACAGAGTGCACTGCTGGCCGGCCGGTTTGCGCCAGCCACGCAGCAGGTGCGGGGAGACGTGGATGCGCAGAACCGGCGTGCAAAAGCGGCGCAGACCGCGCAGCGGGATCAGGTGCGCGGGATGCGGCGGACGTCGCAGGAGCTGGACAAGCAGATCGAGGCGCTGGAGATCGAACAGGCGGACACGCATTTCTCCGGGACCGGGCTTTCGGAAAATGGGAAGAGCGTGACGCAGCTGCAGAACGAGATCGACGCGCTGAAGGAGCGCAAGGCGCAGGTCGACAGCCAGAGCGTGCTGGCCCGGGCACAGGAGGCGATCGGGAACCTGAGTAAGGAAGACCAGAATCTGCTCCGGCAGTACCGCGGGCAGGAACTGAACGGATATCAGGTGCGGGCGTATGCGAAGTACGACGCGAAGACGGCGCTCAACGAAAAAGGCTACAGCGACGACACGCTCAAGCGGCTGGCGGAATGGCAGAAGGTGCTGGACGACTACGACAACGCGCAGAAGCTCGACCAGGCGGCGCAGGAGATGGGAAGCGGATCCTTTGCGGGAAAAGCTGCGGCAACGCTGTTCTCTGCGGCGCTGGCGCCGGGGAAGGCACTGGGCAATGTGGAGTCGCTGCGCGGCGTATTGCCGAAGTGGGCGGGCGGATATCAAAATGAGGATATGCCGACGAACATCTACAGCCCAGCGTACAACGCGTCGCGCCTGTCCTCCGGCATTCGGCAGAGCGTGATGCAGAATATGAACCCGACGGGGCAGTTCCTCTATCAGGCGGGCACGTCGGCACTGGACAGCGCGGTCAACATGGCGGTCTCGACGGGGCTCGTCGGGACGGTCGGCGGTGCGGCCGGGGCTGGCGCGAAGGACGCGATCGCGGAGACCATGAACTGGGTGATGGGCTCGCAGGTCGCGGCGGATTCCGTGTATGAGGGGATCCAGAGCGGCAAGTCCAACGCGGACGCGCTGGTCGACGGTATCGTCGAGGGCGCGATCGAGGGCTTCACGGAAAAGTATTCTGTGGGCGATATCATCGAGAACATGTTGAGCGGGAAGGCCGTGTGGAGGAAGGCACTGCGGTCGTTCGCGTCGGAAGGCGCGGAAGAGATCGCGTCCAACTGGCTAAACCGTGCGTATGACGTGGTGGCGAAGCATGACCGGGGTGAGGTCATGACGGCCTACGCAAATTATATCGCAGAGGGCAGGACGCCGGCGCAGGCGCTGGCGGCGATGGTTGGAGACTTCGCAAAAGAAGACAGCCTTTCGTTCCTCGCGGGCGGCCTGTCCGGCCTTGCCATGTCCGGGACGTATGCGGGCGTGAACCGCGTGATTTTGGAGGCAAACGTCACGCAGACGGCCAGAGCGGTCATCGAGGCGGGCGAAGTGCAGGACGTCATCGACTATGGCATGGCGCAGGAAGAGGGCACGAAGGCGCACCAGCTGGCCGAGGAACTGCAGCAGACCGTGGACGATGGCGGCGAGGTGACGCAGAAGGCCGTGGAGAACACGCTGCGTGAGGTGGCGAAGGAGCAGCAGGCGGCCGTGGACGAAGGGCAGGAGCCGCGCGTGCCGGAGACGCTGACCCGGCTTGAGCAGCTGCAGGAACAGGCCCGGCAGGAGCAGGCGCAGGCCGAGGCGGACGAGAAGACATTCCAGATCTACAAGAGCGCTGCGGAGACGGCACAGGAAAACCAGAGGCTTACACAGCAATATCAGCAGGAGCAGGAACAGAGCCGCGCACAACAGTCTGTACAGGCCGTTCAGCAGGCCCAGCAGGCGGCGCAGCGGCAGTACGACCAGGACAGCTTATTTGCGCCAATTCCGGGGACAGAGAACATGGGAGAGCTGGATCCGGTACAGTATGCCCAGCGGCAGAAGGCGGACGCGGAGCAGGCGCTCGATGAAGCCGCGCTGCAGCAGGAGGAACAGTATCTGCAGACGCAGGCACAGAGAGCAGGCTACGACGAGCAGACGGCGGCGTATTTCCTGAACGGGAACACGACGGGCATGCCGGCGGAGCAGTATGCGCAGAGCTTCGGGCAGGTCTATGAGCAGGGCAGACTCGGCGCGAGTGAGCAGCGGGCGATGCGCTACGCCGAAGGAATGAATCAGGACGTGGCGGCAGCCGCCTATCGAGCGGGCCTTGCCGCAGGGCAGAAAGGGGTAAACAATGGCAGTATCGAGACTACTGATGAAGGACAAGTCGGGCAGGCTGGTCAGCGTGCCGAAGGACAAGCTGGAGGCATTCGCCAAAGCACAGCACAGCAGCAAAGAGCTGACGCCGGAAGAAAGAGAGCGCAGGGTGCAAGAGATCTCGCAAAAGCTTGGGATGAAGTAACGCTTTCGGATCTCGGTTTCGGAGAGAACAATGCGCAAAAAGTGCGCGTCATGCCGAAGGGACAAGAGACCAGAAGCGAGGATATACAGGCGGCGGAAAAGTTCTTACGGTCGATGGGTGTACAGAATGTGCGGTTCTTCACCGGGCAGCTGACGCAGGAGATCGACGGGCAGACGTTTTATGCGGACGCTGCCGTGACGGAGGATGGCTCCGTGCTCATCCGGGCAGACAGCGAGGAGTATTCTGCGTTCGAGCTGGCGAAGCACGAGGGATATCACCTGCTTGTCAAGCGCTGGCCGGAGATGGCGGCGAAGATCCAGAAGCGGCTGCTGGGCGAGGGCAAGATCACAAAGGCAATGATCGAAAGCTACGTGGACGCCTACGCCGGGATCTACGGTGACGACACGGACGCCTACGTCGAGGAGATCGTCGCGGATACCTACGCCGGCATGAACCGCACGGACTACGGCACGAACAAGCTGCGCGCGGACGTGAAGATGGAGGTCGGCCAGTGGCAGAAAAAAACCGGCAGCGCGAGAGCGCCGCCGGCGAAGATGTCTGCATCAAAAGCAGAAAAGTATGATTTCACAAAGCCGTTTGCAGAACAGGTGGACGACTGGAAAGCCGGGAAAATCGAAAAAAATGATACGCTGGTGGTCGGGCCGACACCGGAAGTATTTCAGAAGGTGGGCTTTAATGCGCTGCCGGTCACGATCAATCAGACGCATGTGGACTACGCACTCAATGGCACAAAAGATGAGGAGCATCACATTGGGGAACCGATGTTGAAGCAGCTCCCGCGTGCGATGAAAAGCCCGGTCGCGATCATCGCATCTGAATCACAGAGAGGAACAGGCGTCGTTGCGCTGCTGCCGTTCATCAAGGACGCCAAAACTGTGATTATTCCGGTGTACATTGACGGGTTCGGCAGACAGAATTCGATTGTCATTGACAGCAATGCCGTTACCAGCATTTATGAAAAGAAGAATGCGGTGACGGGACTGCTCACAAACGCGATTGAGAAATCCAATAACGGCGAAACAACATTGTTCTATGTGGACAAAGTAAAAGCCGCTGCTTTGTATCAGGTGGCAAGGGTCCCAATGCCCAAGATGCCCGATACTGACAACGGCTTCGTAGCCAGTATAAGGGATGCGGGGTCGACTGTCAAGCCAAAGTTAAATAATGTAACACAATCGCAACAGTTTAAGCGCTGGTTCGGCGACTGGCAGAACCACCCGGAAAACGCGAGCAAGGTTGTCAATGAGGACGGAACACCGAAAGTGGTGTACCACGGAACGAATGCGGAATTTAATACTTTCCAGCAGGAGAACGGAGCGTACTTCTTCAGTGAAAGCAGGGATTATGCGGAGAGCATGGCAGATGAACGCAGGGGAAACCGTATCATTGAAGCCTATCTCAAGATGAAGAATCCGTACACGGTGAAATTGCCCCCGGAACAATTCACGGATAACATTGCAGAAGCACCGTTTATTCGCTACGCCAAAGAACATGGGCACGACGGCGTGATTTTTGAATATGATGGAAGCAAAGAAGATCTGGCTTACGACAAATTCTATGTTGTATTTGATTCCACACAGATCAAATCCGCGACGGATAACATCGGGACGTTCGACAAGACAAACCCAGATATCCGGTATTCTTCTGCCAGCGCGCGGCAGGCGTCGGAGCGGGATAAACAGAACCTTGAGACCGTCTCTGTGATGCTGGACGATGGGAGCGGGCGCGGTGTGTTTAAGGACGCCGTTTTCCTGCGGAATCCGAGGCTCATGCAGAAACTGATTGATGAGCGGGAGAAGACGCAGACGGCAGCGTTCCGGGATTGGTTCGCAGACAGCAAGGCAACGAACACGACAGGCGAGCCACTGCTGGTGTTCCACGGTGCCGGAGCGAAATTTACAAAGTTTGATGTAGGCGGGAAACCGATCTGGCTGACTGCAAACATCAAGTACGCGGAAGAATACTCCACTGCGACGCGCAGCGTTGAGCGAATTCTGCCGGAGGCATCGATCTACGCAGGGAACGTCGATCGTATTATCCCGGCATATATTCGCGTGGAGAATCCGGCGGATGTTGGAAACACTGACGGCGGATACAGCGGGAATTATGTGGATCTTGCGAAGCGGTTACAGATCAGACCTAGCGAACTGCAAGCCGTATGGGAACAGGCGGGGAAGCCGGAGCTCATGTGGCAGGTGATCAATACGCCGGGGATGGTAGAGATGCTGAAACGGCATGGATACGACGGGGTTCAGGCGGTTGAGAACGGCGTGAAGGCATGGGCTGTGTTTGATTCTGCGCAGGTGAAGTCCGCGGTTGCAAACAACGGAAGTTTCAGCCTAACGAACCCGGATATCCGGTATTCTTCGCAGGACGGGCGGTATCGGGATCTGATGGGGGAGAAGGCGGCGCAGTACACCAGGCGGGCGGAAAACTTCCTGCTGGCGAAGATCGCGGGGAGCTTCGGCGTTTCGCCGGAGGCGAAGCGGGAGACGCTGCAGCCGTTCACGGAGCAGATCGTGCGGAAGTTTTTGCAGACCGGCGAGCTGGACAATAAGCTGGTGGGCGATTTGGTCGACGCGGCGGCGGAGATCAGCATGGAGGAAAACCGGTCGTACTATGAGGAGTACAAGGGAGTCCTGAAATTCATCGAGAATCAGAAGATCTCCATTCCGGCGCAGGACAAAGAGGATATCCGATACTGGAATCAGTTCCGGCAGCAGGCGGCGAAGAGCCTGCAAATCAGGGACGACGGAATGCCGGTGCGTGACGTTTACTGGACGCTCCACAAGAAGGCACCGCAGCTGTTCCCGGCGAGCAACAAAACGGCGGGCGCACAGATCATGCAGATCTACAAGGTCGCCGAAGGAATCCGGAAGACGCGCGAATGGATCGAGGGCTACAAGGGCGTGGACGCGGCAGAGGTCAGCAAGGTCAAGCAGAATGTGTTCGAGGCCAGAGCGACGAATGCGCGGCTGGACTGGGCGAAAAATGACGCGAGGAATGCGGTCAAGGAATTTGCCGCAGATCTGCGGGTCACGCAGCGGTATCTCGACCGGCAGAAGAAGGCGAAGGACCTGCTGGGGCTGGCGATCCCGCAGTCGGCAGGAGAAGCACTGGAACTCAGCAAGGAGGTCAAGAAGCTCCGTGGGCGTGTGCAGTATGTTATGAACAAGAACCTGCTGACGGCGGAAGACCAGAAGATCGTCGGCGCGCTGCTGCGCGGAGATATCAGCGAGGAAGCCGTGCGGAAGATGAAAAACAGCAAGGGCATTCTGGACGTCTATGAGGCGAAAGCGGCGTATGACGCGCGGATGCTGACGCTGCGGGCATGGCGCATGCAGAACAAGCAGCGGATGCTTGACGAGGTGGACGCGGATCTGGACGCAGCGAAGTTTGACCAGTGGGCCGACAAGGGGTCCGGCTGGGGCTACAACACGGAGACGCCGGAACGAAACTTCGCGGACGTGATGCGGAAGATCCCGGGCGGCGATGTGCTGGCAAAGGAGTTCAATAACAAGTATATCTACAAGATCAAGCAGAACGAGAGTGCACGGAAGAACTTCATCCTTGAAATTCAGGAGCGGGTCAAGAAGATGGATATCAGCGAGAAGGTCATGAGAGGGAACGCAGACTCCGAGGCTTACGCCGTGCAGCTGCTGGGCGAGGCACAGGAGAACGCGGAGATGCTGAAGGGGCAGGACGCGGAGGCGAAGAAGGACGGCAAGACCTATGAAGAATGGCTGGCTGTCATTCAGGAGCTGAAAGCGGATAACCCGAACATGGACTTCGCAAAGATCGACAAGGCGATCACGGAGTTTCATAAGATCTATGATGAGCTGCTCGACATGATAAACCAGGTGCGCGTGCAGTTCGGCTATGACCCGGTCTCCTACCGGCGCGGCTACTTCCCGCACTTCACGGAAAATGAGGAGAGCATCCTTGCGAGGTTTGGGCGGGAGCTGGGCTTCACCGGGACGGTCTCACCGCTGCCGACGACGATCAACGGGCTGACGTCCAGATTCCGGCCGGGCATCCGGTATTTCAAGAATGCAAACGAACGGCTGGGCTACGCGACGGCGTACAATGCGATCAAAGGACTTGATCTGTATCTGGATACGGCGAGCGACGTGATCTTCCACACGGAGGATGTGCAGCGCATGCGGGCACTGGAGACGCAGATCCGCTACCGCGCGAGCGACGAAGGCATCCGACGGCAGATGGACGCGATCAAGGCAAATAATGCGCTTGACCCGGACCAGAAGCAGCAGCTGATCGATGAGCTTTCGAAGAATGGGCGGACGCGAATGTCGCACATGGCGGCATGGCTGACACAGTACACGAATGTGCTGGCCGGGAAGCGCACGGATCTTGACAGGAAGCTGGAAGAGATCATCCCGCAGAAAATCTATAACTTCATGCGGAAGGCCCAGCAGCGCGTGGGCGCGAACATGGTCGCGGCGAATATCGGCTCGGCGGTCACAAACTTTATCCCACTGACGCAGGCGTGGGCGCAGACGAGCACGGTCAATATGATGAAGGGCATGTGGTACACGCTGGCGAACTACGTGCAGGCGGACGGGCTGGACCAGCAGTCGGTCTTCATCAACAACCGGAGCGGGTATCACGGACTTTCACAGTCAAGCATGGATAAGGCGTCTGAGATCGCGGGATGGGTGATGGAGAAGATCGATGGATTTACGACGGGGTCCATCGTCCGGGCACGGGTGATCGAGAACATGCAGCGCGGCATGTCGCAGCAGAGCGCGCTGGAGGAAGCCGACCAGTTCGCGTCTGGCATCATGGCAGACCGCAGCAAGGGCGCGACGCCGCTCATGTACACGGTGCGCAGCCCTATCGTGAAGATGTTCACGCAGTTCCAGCTGGAGGTCAACAACGAATTGAGTTGGATCTTCAAGGACATGGCGCAGGAGGAGCGGAAGAAGGGCGTTCTGGCTCTGGCGAAGGCGCTGCTGAAATTCCTCATCGGCGCATGGCTCTATAATGAGGCGGCAGAAGCAATCCTTGGCAGGCGGCCGGCGCTGGACCCGCTGGACATGCTGAACGATACGGTCGGCGACGTGTCGGGGTACAAGGTGCCGAACACGTGGCAGGCGATGGCCGAGTACGGCGTGAACCCGAAGAACTGGGATTATACGACGGAGAAGAAGACGCCGGAGGAAGTATGGAAGGGCTTTGCGAGCCGCGTGGTCGACGAGCTGCCGAACACGCAGCTGCTGGCAATGACGGGGCTGGACGAGGCGATAGGTCTTGACCTGCAGGGCAACCGCATTGCGGTCATCTCGGCGTTCCCGGATATGGAGAAGGTCAACAAGGCGCTGCTGTCGAGCAAAGAGGACATGGCGACGAAGAAGAAAGCTCAGGTGCTGGTAGACGAGCTTTCGAAGCCGCTGTCGTATGCGGCGCTGCCGATGGGAGGCGGACAGGCACGAAAGAGCCTGCAGGGCATCATGTCCGTGGTGAACGGCGGCAAATACAAGCTCAACAACGAGGGCGAGCAGCAGCTGCAATATCCGACGTACACAGACCGGCCGGGCGATGTGCCGCTGAAGCTGGCGCAGGGCGTGCTGTTCGGCAGGACGGCGACGCAGGAGGCGCAGGACTGGATCGAAAATGGATTCAAGTCTTTGTCCGTCAAGGAGACGAAAGCCTATCAGGCGATCACGGAGGGAGGCGAGGACCAGAGGAAGACCTACACGTTCGTGCAGGCGATCAAAAACGTCGAGAAGGAATACGACAAGAAGATGCTGCTCAAGAGCTACAGCATCAGCGATACGGCAAAGACGGCGTATTTCTATCAGGTGTTCGCCAACGAGGACCAGCAGAAGGAGATGGACAAGCTCGACGAGCAGGGCAAGATCGACTTCATGAAGAAGTACCTCGCAGAGGCCGAGGACAACCACAACCGGGACGAGCTGCGCGACGCGGCGGTCGCCGGGACGGTGACGCAGGAGAAGGCCATCCAGCGGATGGTCGCTAACGACTGGGCCAAGAACGAGGACGACGCATACTGGAAGTACCGCGAGTGGATCCGGAAGGCGGACGACAAGGACTACAAGATGTACGATGATTTCCTGAACGCAATCGAGGCGGGAGGAGACGTCAAGGAGGCGGCGAGGGAATACCTCGAGCACGGGAAGGAAGCAAAGGATCTCAGCAGGGAGGTCACGACGGCATACAAGGAGCAGTACCTTGCCGCGACGCCGGAGAAGCGGAGAAAGCTCAAGCAGAAGCTGCTCGAGATCTATGCGGCGCTGGGATTCAACCGGAAGGAGAAATCCAAGGATATCGACAAATGGGTGAAGGATGCCGCAAAGGAGAAGAAGGACAAGTAAAACAAGAAGGCCGGGGCGGATGCCCCGGCCTTCGGTTTTGGAGTTACTGCGCTTTTTCCAGCTCCGCGAGGCGCTGGCTGTGCAGGTGGACGACGGATTTGAGGAAGGAGACCTCTTCTTCGAGTTCTTCGACGCGGCTCTTCGGTGCGAGCGTCTCACGGAGGGCCTGCTGGCCTTCGATCAGGAGGTCCAGCTTCTTCATGACGCTGCTCTCGATGATGACGCGGGTGTTGGCTGCGGACTGCTTGAGCATGTCGTCTTTGGCCTGGTCGATCATGGATTGGATTTTCTCAATATCTTTTTCGTCGAGCATGGGGAAGCCTCCTTGTATTTGATGGAACCAGTATAGCACCGGCGGGAGGGAATGGCAAGGGGAAAGGTGCGCGTGGGGTGAATCCGGCGCGGGTGTGGGGAGACAGGATATTTGAGAAATGCGGGATAGGGCGGGATGAGGGGGGAGACGGCGGGAAAACCCTTGAAATACGCGGGAAACGGCGACTTTCGGCGCGGGACGGAGGTGCGAATTATCAACAATCTTGAGATGAGGATGCGTCGGCGGCGGTCGGCGCTTTTTTCACGCCCACGAGGCCGCACAACGGCGGCGGCGCGGCGAGGCGCACACATACGCAGAATACAAAGAAGCCCCGGAAACGCCCATATAACGGCATTTCTGAGGCTTTTAGATGGTATGAGCCGCTCGGCCCCGTCCCGGAAGTCACAGCAGCAGACCAAGAGGACGAGAGCTTCGCGGCTCATGCTGCTATTGTAGCAGACGCGGCGGCGGATTGCAAGAGGGGCAAGCGTGCTAACGGAGCGTTAGAGCGTGCGAGTTTTGGGGAAAACGGGGCTTTTCGGCGCGGATCGGCGGGGATTAGGGCGTGCGCTGGCCGTGCGAGGCGTGCGCGGCGGGGCGGAGAACCGGGCCAAAACAGGCGGCGAGCAATGTGACATTTTTTCAAATCGGCGTCACCTATGTCACATTGCCTATTTTCAAGGGTTTTCGGGCGTTTTCGGGCGGCTGGCACTCAAAAAGCAAAGTGACAGAAAACAGATTTACAACTAAATCAAAACAGCGCAAAAAATCAAGCGGTTCCACCTTGGGCTTCAGCGTCCTCGGCGGTGCCGCTTTTTGTTGCGGAGCTGCCGTTGTGATACGTCCAGTAAATAGACTCTTTTTTCCGTTCGACGTGCTTTCGATATTTGAGATGAACGAGGTCAAAAATGTCCTCCTGTTGCTCCTCCGGCAAGAGGCGATACATGGCGATCAGATCGGCTTCCTCGTCCTCCAACGGCGAACCGTCGCAGGTCAGACCTTGTTCTTGCTTGAGGTGTTCGAAAGCCGCATTGCGGTCATTCTCCTGTGCAGTCTCCGAACAGCTACGCCCAAAGACGAGATAGTCCAGAGAGATTTGTAGATATTCGGAGACAAGGACGAGCTTGTCGAGGCGGGGGCTCTGTTCACCCCACCGCTTTATAGTACCATTTCCGAGACCACACTCACGCTCGACGCGCTTGAAATTACTGCCCTTTTCCTTTATGGCCTGTTCAATTCTATCAACTAATTCGGACATAAAATGCCTCCCGTCAAAAAGTAGATTTTCAGAGACTTTCCGCTTGACAAGTAGCCAAACGGAGACTATAATAGGGGTGTAACCTGATTTAAGTATAAAGCAAGTAAATCATAGCACACCCCGACCGAAAATGAAATAGCAAATCGGCGAACGGTAGAGTAAAAGCGAGCGGCGGAGGCGTTTTTCAGAAGGAGAACGACAACATGAAGAACGACATCGCAGACATCCTGTTCAAGTACACCACTGGCGAGGCCACACTGGAAGAGACGAACGACGCCTTGAAGGAGGCGGAGGCGGGCTTCAACTTGGAACCGGGCCGCAACGAGATCACCCCCGACGAGATGGCCTTCACCACTGTCGGAGATACCCCGGAGGAGGCCAACGGCTTCGGCCTGTTGGACACCGGCACCGGCAGCATGGAGAAAGTCCACGTCACCAACGGCAAGCTGGACGAGGCGATCAATCAGGTCAACCATGACGGCACGACCAATATGCTGGCCTTCGTCATCATCGGCCCCAATCGTTACGAGGTCAAGGGCGACACCCTGGCGGACTGCTAAAGCCCACCAACACCTAAGCGACTCTTAGATTTAATTCCGCCGACCGCCGTTCGCTTTTGCTCTACCACAAACGCCGAGAAAAGGAAAGGAGGCAGATCATGAGACGCGGCAAGAAGCCCACCCGCAAGCAGAAGATCCGGCTCGGGCAAGCGGGCCTCGCCCCGGAGAACTGGCTGGTCGTGAAGCAGAAAGCAAACGGCGAGCTAATCATTTTGAACAAGTACCACGACACGATCCGCGTCATCCCGCCACTGGCCGGATGAGCTTTGCAGAAAGGAGCAGCAGCATGAAGGAGCAACCGCACATCTGCCCACTGTGTGGGCGAGCATACGACGAGCCGCCCGCGCTGTCGCGAGTGGACAACCAGACAGACATCTGCCCGAGGTGCGGCATGATGGAGGCACTGGCGGCCATGCCGAGGCGGGAAACGCCACAGGAGCGGGCGCGGCGGGCCGTGTACGCCACGGGCAACCGCTGGGCGATTGAGAACTTTGAAGCGACCCACCACTAAGCCGAAACGCCCGGAAGGGCGTCACCGGGAACTGCCCCACCCGGTCTGAAGATGGCAGGGCAGAAAGGAATGACGGCAGCATGAGAAAGATCAAGAAGATCAACGGCTTCCTCGTGGTCAAGTTCAACGACCGCGAGAAGCGTGAGTACGAGGGCACGGCCCTCGGAGAGTACGGCGTGATCGACGCGGAGGTCTACACGGGCAATCTGGACATCGACCGGGGCGCAATGGAGTACGACGACGCGGACACGCTGGAGGTGGCCGTGGAGCTGGCACGGGGGCTGGAGTCCGAGGAGGACATCACGGACGAGCCGCCCACCTACACCGCCGCTGTGGAAACGAATGAGAGCTATACCGAGGAGACGGTGGAGCCCACCGCCCTGATCGAGGTCTGGACGCGCCGCCTTGCCACGCAGGTCAAGAGCAAGCACTACCCCGACACCGACCCGCGCACCGCCGCGCACGAGCTTTACGGCTTCAAGATGGCGCTGCATCAGATCGGCTTCCTGCCGGAGAGCGAGGTCATCACCGACCCGGACACCTTCGGCGCGGGACGGCTGGACGGCCCTATGCCGCGCAACCCCGAAGAGCTGCTGGCGTTCGTGTGCGACGAACGGTGCAAGAACCGGGCCGGACACACGCAGGAGGAGCTGGACGCCATTTGCGCGAAGTGCCCGCTGGGACAGCTCTATGAGGACGCGGAGGCACAAGACCTGCGCATCCGGGAACGGAGCGAGCGAGCGCTGTGGGAGCACATCGAGGGCGTGAGGCACGCTGAGGACACCGTGACCGCCCTGCTTGGCGGGCATGAGGCGCTGGCCTACCTTGCGGCGCTGCGGGACGGACAGATCCTGCAGGAGAACGAGTGCGAGCACTATGCGGCGCAGATCGCCGAGGCGGGCGCAGCGTGGGAGACGGTGCTGGAGGGCGTGAGCTTTGAAGACCTCTCCCGGCTGCGGCTCCTGCTGCGGGAGGTGGACGAATACACCAAGGACGGCGGCGAGCTGTTCAACGGCTTCCAGCACGAGACAGAGCGCATCCCGGCGCATCGACTGGAGGAACTCCACCAGCTCGGGACGGCGCTTCTCGGCGAGTGCCCGGAGAACGACTGCACGATCTACCGCAACGTGTTCCGCATGGCGGTCGACGTCGACGGGCAGATGGGCAAGCTGACGGGCCACGCGAGGGAGACGATGCAGCGGGAGTATGATCGGCTGCTCCGGGAGCTGAACCACCTCTACACCATGAACCACGCGGTGAAGAAATACCGGGAGGCGCAGCATGACAGGACTTGAACTGCTCAAGGCCCCGGAGGCCACGGCGGGTGAGATCGCGGATATCATCTCCGCGCCCTGCCCGCCAACTATCCCCGCCCACTGCGACGGCGTGAGCTGCTGCGCGTGCTGGCTGGCATGGCTGACAGGCGAGCCTCTCAAAGGGAAAGAGCCGCCCGACAAGCGGACGGCTCCGGATGATGCTCCCGCCTACTACCATCCTCCAGTGAAAGCAATCCGAGAGGCGGCGGAGAGGATCAGGGAGGGGCGCATGGAGTACGCAGCAGAAGCGCTCACTCGCCCCTCCGATCCAGAAGAGCCTCGACAGCCTTGAAGGCGTAGGCCCTTGCGACTACTGACGCCGCATAATAAGTTTCCCGGCAGACGGCAACAATCGCCGCCTTCTGGGCCTCGGTGAACCCAGCGTCAACGTGCTCGCCAGAGTCGAGAATGGCAGAGCGAAGACGCTCGCCGAGAATAGACCAGTCAACGTCGCGGCTCTTGTCGACCTCGTCGAGTACACGCTCGACGGCATCAAGGGTAGCATCAGCCATAGACAACACCCCCTCCCCGGGCAGCGGCCCAGCTCCATTATACACGAGCAGGAGGGCAAAGGAAAGGAGCAGCAGAATGTTCAGCACAGAAGACCTCAAGACCGCGATCGGCGCGACCGTCATCGCACGGCGGAACGCGGCGGCGCGGCTGCGGGAGGCGGGCAACCCCCGCGACCCGTTCCGGGCGCTGCCGGGGATGGAGCAGCAATTCTTTGAAGCGGCGCAGAGCGTGCGCAGCTACGACCTCGTTCTCAACTTACTTGAGAGAGAAGTGAAGCGGGAAGCGCGAAAGCGTGCGGGGCGCACGGCGCAAAGCGCGGCGGTGTTCCTTATCACGGCGGGGCTCATCATCCTCGCGACGCTGGGCTTCGCGGCGGCGCTGCTGCTGATGCGCTGCCCTGTCCCCGCCGTGAGCGTCACCGCGTTTATAGGTGTGGCAGTCTCGCTGGGCTGGGCGGTCATTCGGAAGTAAGTCTAAGAACGATGAGAAAGGAGGGCAAGCGATGAGAGGCCCGAAGAAACGGCTGACGCCGTTCGGGAAGATGGTGGTGAAGGCGCTGGCTGACCGGGACATGAGTCGGGCGGAGCTGGCGGCCACGGTGGGCACAAGCCCGCAGTATATGAGCTACATCCTGAACGGAACACGCTCCGGCGAGAAGTACCTCCCGGCGATCATCGCCGCCCTCGCGCTCGACCCGAAGAAAGCGGAGCGGGCGATCGCGGCATGACGCACGGAAGGGAGGGAACGGAGTGCCGGACGTATTCATCACGCTGGAGGAGGCAGCGACCTTTGAAGGCATCAAGTACAACACGCTCGTCCAAAGGATGAAGCGGAATCCTGAACAATATCGGACGCAAGCACAAGCCCAAGAGGGCGGAGGTAAAGACAGGACGCTAATCTCCACGAGTTCCCTCTCGGCAAAGGCGCGGAAGGCATGGCGAGCCGCGCAGAAGGTGGAAGGGAGTGAGGTCATCATAGACAAGAGAGCACAGGAGGCCGTGCCGTGGTACGTCACCGCCGACCTGAACCAGTACACGGAGGCGAACAAGAAGCGCTTCTATGAGGCGGTAGAGCTGGCGGCGCGGGTGCAGGACTTCATCGACTATGACGGCCCTGACCGCACGGGCTACGCCGAACGGTACGCGCTGGGGCTGGGGATCAGCCCGCAGAGCCTGTACCGCTACATGAAGAACGTGCTGGAGGCGAATGCATGGGCGCTGAAGCTGGAGAAGGAAGACGGCAAGAGCCGGGACTACTTCCGAGCGCTGGCGCTGTGCCGGAAGCCGAAGGAGACGGGTACGTTCCCGAGCTTGACGGACGAGCAGAAGGCGATCATTGAGAACATCTGGTTCGACAAGCGGTTCGCGGCGAACCTCGGCACGATCGAGATGCTCTATGAACGGTTTGAGCTGGAGGCGGAGCGGCGGGAGTGGGATGAGTATCCCTCCATCAAGACGGTGGCCCGGTACATCAAGTTCCTCATGGGACAGCGGGGTGCGGAGTCTGCCCGGTTCCTCGCCGCCAATGGGACGCGGGAGTGGAAGAACAAGCGGATGATGAAGGGCAAGCGCGACGCGACGAGCCTTCAAGTCATGGAGTATGTCGTCGGCGACGAGCACACCTTCGACTTTTGGGTGCAGTGGACGGCCCCGAACGGCAAGATCAAGGCCGTGCGCCCGAAGCTGGTTGCGTGGCTGGATATGCGCTCCCGCGCTATCATCGGCGATGTAGCGTGCGTCAACGCCAATTCGCAGACGCTGAAGGAGTCGCTGGTCAAAATGATCTACAGCAATCCGGGCGGCGTTCCCCACATCCTGCACGTCGACAACGGCAAGGATTATACTGCCGAGGTCATGACCGGGCAGAACCGCAAGCAACGCAAACACCGCAAAATCGACCTTGACTTCGCATTTGACTCAGAAACGGTCGGCTTCTATCAGAGCATCGGCATCCAAGAGGTCGGACGCTCGCTGCCGTATCAGCCTTGGGACAAACCGATCGAACGCTTCTTCTCCACGGTCTGCTCGAAATTCTCCAAGTGGTTTGAGAGCTACACGGGCACGCTGACAGGCTCGAAGACCTACGCCAAGCGGCAGAAGGACATCGACCAGATGCTGGAGCGCGGGGAGCTGCTGACGATGGAGGAGTTCTTCGAAGTCTGGACGGAGTGGAAGAACACCAAGTATCACACCCGCAAGCATCGCGGCCTGAGCGACGCGGGCGAGAAATGGGTTACGCCAATCGAGATGTTCGAGAACGGCCCGCGCTATGAAAAGGCAGCTCCACCCCGAGAGTACGCGGCGATGCTGCTGATGAAGGCGGCGACCGCTCGCGTCACAAACCAAGGCATCAACAAGTTCGGCACACTCTACACGGACACGGAGCTCGCCTACTACGTCAATCAGAAAGTCAACATCAAGTGGGACATCGACGATGTCACCAAGCTCTATGTGTACGACATGGAGGGCAAGAAGATCTGTGAGGCGGTGTCCGCCGAGCTGCTCGCCTTCGGCCCGCATTGTTCTCAGGCGGCACTGGAGAAGCATCTGCGAGATCAGAAACGAAACGAGCGAGAGGTCAGGGAGTATCTGGAGGAGCGAGTCCGCCCTTACGAGCTGCGGCTCGAGGACGGTGCAAGGCCCTCGGATGCAGTGGGCATGATCGACCTGACCATCAAGGCCACGCCGAGCCAGAAGCTGGTCTCCCTGCCCAAGGACAGAATGTTCCGATCGGAACAGGCAAGCAAGGCGAGCCGGAAGAAGGTCACGGACGACACCTTCCTCAACGCCAAAGGCGACAAGGCGCTCTCCCTTTTGAGAGCGATGAACGAATAATAACGGAGGTACATCATGGAAGTTACAGCAGCGGAGCGCACCGCAATCTACACCAACATCAGCCCCCTCGCACAGCGCGTGAACAACTACATCCAGACGCAGCACTCAAGCATCGCGGCGGTCGCCAAGGACATCGGCTACAGCCGCACCACCGTCTCCCGGTATCTCACGGGCAAGTATGACAGCAACCCGAACGACCTTGAGAGCAAGCTGACGGACTTCCTCACCCGGCAGACGGGCGAGGCGGTCGACCTGACGACACCGTTGGCGGAGTCAGAGGGCAAGACGTGGCAGACACCCGTATTCTTTGAGAGCCGGGACGCGAAGGCCGTGCTCGGTGTATGCCAGAGCTGTCAGGAGTACATTGGCCTCGGCATCGTAGTCGCCCGCAGCGGCTACGGCAAGACCTACGCCCTGCGGCAGTACGCGAAGCTCTCCCGCGTGGCCTACATCGAGTGCGACGACACCATGAGCAGCCGCGACCTTGTGGAGGCGATCGAACGGAGCATCGGGCTCCCAAACGGCTACGGCACGATCTGGCGCAGGGCGAACGGCATCCGGGAGTTCTTCAACACGAACAAGGGCTACCTGCTGATCATCGACGAGGCGGACAAGCTGGTGAGCAAGTACACACAGAAGAAAATGGAGATCCTGCGGGCGGTGTTCGATCAGAGCGACGTGGGTCTTGTGATCGCGGGCGAGCCGAAACTGGAGGCGCAGATCAAGACCTACCTCGTGCGTATGGCGAACCGGGTAGACTTCTACGCCTCGCTGCGGGGCCTCTCCCCCTCGGAGGTGGAGGGCTATCTCACGGACTTCCAGATCGAGCCGGAGGCGCTGGTGGAGTTGAAAGCGCGGGCGTGCAATATGCAGACCGGGTGCTTCCGACTGCTCGACCGCACGCTCTCTAACGTCCGACGCATCCTCAAGGAGACGGGCGAGGAGACGGTGACGGTGAAGACCATAGCACAGGCATCGTCCATGATGATGCTTTGAGGAGGGACAGCGAATATGAGAATAGAACGCATCAGCGGAGCGATCCTCATCCTGCTCTCCGGCGTGCTGCTCCTGATGGCGGCCTACGGCGGGACGCCGGAGGATCGGGACGCGACAGCGATCCTCCTGACGCTGCCGATGGGTCTTGTGGCACTGTTCACCGAGATCCCGGAGCGCGGCAAGCGCACCAAGCGAGACTACCGGGCGTAAAGCCCGCAACATTAACAAATTGAAAGGAGCCGCAAACATGGCAAGGAAACGAGTAGTCGAGGCCCTGAGCCTCCATTCATGGGAGGACGTGAACGACGCCCTCCGTCAGATCGCCGAGGCGCAGATCGCGCTGGGCGAGATCCAGAGCGATATGCAGAAGCAAATCTTAGGGGCACAGAAGGTCGCCGAGGAGCAGAGCAAGCCGCTCAACGACAATGTGGCCAAGCTGGAGCGCGAGATCAAGAGCTTCGTCACCGACCACAGGGACGAGATGGGCAAGACGAAGTCGATGGTGCTGACGTTCGGCGAGGTAGGCTTCCGGCTCTCCACATCCGTCTCGCTGCCCCGGGCGAAGGAGAAGCTGGAGGAGATCATCCGCCGCCTCAAGTCCCGCCAGATGACGGACTGCATCGTGGTGGAAGAGAAGGTCAGCAAGGAGGCTCTGAAGAAGTACGGTGAGGACACAGTGAACGCCGTGGGCGCAACGTGGAAACAGAGCGACGTGTTCGGCTATGAGGTGAACATCGCCAAGCTGGAGCAGATCAAGGCGGGCAACTGAGGAAGGGGGCTCACGGAATGACAGCAGCAAGGACTGGGCGCAAACAGCCCTCCATCCGCACGCTGTGGGCGATCGCGAAGTCGCCGGAGCTGCACCTCACGGACGAAGACCTGCACGCGGTTGTCTACCGCGAGACAGGCAAGGAGTCCATGAAGATGCTGACGCAGGGCGAGGTCAACACTGTTGCCCGCGTGCTGCAGAACATGAAGGACAGTGTGAGTCGGAGTGTGCGGGACAAGCGCACGGACACGGGCGGCGACATCCGCACCACCGCGCAGCGCCGGAAGATCTACGCGCTGTGCGAGGCGCTGGGCTGGAATGACGACCCGCGCCGCATTCAAGGCTTTGTCAAGCGCGTGGCCCATGTCGACCGCATCGAATGGCTGAACATGGCGCAATGCGAGAAGGTCATCGAAGGGCTCAAGGCGATCCTCGCACGGCAGCGCCGGAAGGAGGCGGAGCTATGATAGAGGAACGAGCGATCCTCGCGGCGCTGGAACGCATAGCGCGGATGCAGGACAGCATCCGCAGCGGCATGGACATCTGCAGGGACACGGGGCTTGTGTTCCTGCGGGTCTACTATGAACAACTCCCTCCCAATGTTGCCCGCCGCCTGACAGAGCTACACGCAGAGGACATGGCGGAGATCCCTCGCGCAACCTCCACGGAGGGTACGGCGCAGGATCGGCAGCGCCTTGGCGAGAAGCTGGCGAGCGACGCAGCCACCGCACAGGTCATGCGGGCGATGAATGTCTACCGCGCAAGGCTCGGCTACGGCCCGCAGGAGGGCGGAGACGGCGCGGAAGCAGCGGGAGGTGATATGTAATGCCAAAGGGGAAGAAACGCCTCACGCAGCGGGAGAAGGCCGAGCGTGCGGCGATCAAGAAGCAACTCCAAGCGGACGGCGTTCTCCCACCTGATAAGCCCCGGCTCAACCGCAAGAAGTTCGCCCGGGAGGTGTGGGATGAGTTCAGCGAGATGGATGTCTACACCGCAGATTTCTACCTCCGCAAGGCGATCATGGCAACGGTGGGGCCGGAGCTGCACGAAGTGACATCGGAGCAGGTTGGCATCCTGAAGCTGATGAAGCTGGCGGTGGAGACCGATCGGTTCATGCAGCAACTCAAAACAGAGGGGCGCGAGCAATACAGCATCGGGGAGTATGTCGAGAAGGTCTACAACCCGGTCATGAATTTATAGGAGGATTCACATCATGGCAAAATTGACACCAGACGCGACGAGGACGGAGCATGGCCTCGTCATCAACGAGAAGATCATCCCGTGGGGCGCGGTTTGGCCCAAGGACTCCGGCGCGTACAAGAAGGGCGCACAGTACAAGGCCGACCGTCTGCTCTCGGGCGGCACGGGCAAGGTCAAGGGCGTGACCATCCACAACACCAACGACCTGAAGAATGTGGAGGAGGACGCCGAGCAGTACACCCGCGCGACGTGGCCTAACGGCAACATGAACGACGCCCGCGTCCACTACTACGTCGACGACATCAACGCATGGCAGAACCTGAGAGAGGACGAGGTGGGCTGGCACGCGGGCGATGGCCGGAAGGCCACGGGCGGCAACGAGACGACGCTCTCCATTGAGATCATCATGGACGGCTCGGGCAGCAAGGAAGACCGCAAGGCAGAGGAGAACGGCGTGCTGCTGGCGGCACTGCTGCTGAAGAAGCACGGCTTGAGCGTGAACGAGCTGTACACGCACAACCACTGGATGGGCCACCCGGACTCCATCGTGCAGGGCGCGAGGAAGAACTGCCCGCTGTACATCCTGCCCCATTGGGCGCAGTTCAAGCAGAAGGTCGCCGCAAAGCTCACGGAGCTGAACGGCGGCGCGACCACCACGGAGGCGGGCAAGACGGAGATCATGGGCAAGGCCAAGGCGAGCGCGCAGCAGATGGCGCTGTTCGCCCGATCCAAGAACGCGGAGCCGCAGCTCCCGGCGTGCTCGCTGGAGCAGCTGGCGCAGTTCTTCCTCGAAGAGGGCGAGGCCGAGGGCGTGCGCGGCGACGTCGCCTTTGCGCAGAGCCTCCACGAGACGGGCTTTTTCAAGTACGGCGGCATCGTGCTCCCCACGCAGAACAACTACGCGGGCATTGGGGCGCTGAACGGCAACGCCAAAGGACAGGCGGCGACCTTCCCCGACCCGCGCACGGGCGTCCGGGCGCAGATCCAGCACCTGAAGGCATACGCCTCCAAGGCGGCGCTCGTGAACGGGTGCGTCGACCCGCGCTTCTCCCTCGTGACACGAGGCTCGGCGCAGTATGTGGAATGGCTGGGCGCAAGCGACAACCCCAACGGCAAGGGCTGGGCCGTACCGGGCAAGGGCTACGGTGGCAAGATCGTCGCCCTGTTAGGTCAGATCATGGCGTTCGAGGTGCCGCAGACGTCCGCGCCGAGCGAGCCGGAGGAGCAGGAGCCGGAGTTCCCGGCGTATCAGCTGGAGGGGCTTGAAACGCTCACGGAGGCTGGCGTCATCAACTCCCCCGAGTTCTGGCGGCAGAAGTTCAGCGAACAGGTGACGGTCGGCGAGATGTTCGGTATCTTGGGGAAGCTCTTCACAAAAGTGACCGAGTAAGGACACGGAGGGCGGGACATGGAAGACCTCGTAAAGGAACTGACGATCGACATGATTCCTGACGGCGACAACCGCATCATCGCAGAGACGATCGGCGTCGAGAACTACTACAAGCTGTGCTCGGTCGTCGGCGGCTCGACCATCTACCTCCAGAAGCCGGAGAGTGTCCTTCGCCCCGTCCGCGACGCTCACATTAAAGCGGAGTTCAACGGCTACAACCACCCGGAGCTCGCCCGCAAGTACGGCGTAACGGAGCGATGGGTGCGGCAGCTCTGCGGCGAGGGGAAGCTGGAGGGACAGATGAGCCTTCTCGACTACGGCGACGAGCCAAAAACCGCTGACTTCTAAAGACAACATTTCTAAGAAGTAGTACACATATAAGGTTCCCGAAAGGGACGGTAAAATAAGACTATGAGCATAGCTCATAGTCTTATTTTTATATCCAAAGGAGGACACCAAACATGAGCATGGAGATCATCCAGAGCGCGGCGACCGAGCTGCTGGTCAACGTCGCGCTCGCCGTGCTGGCCCTCGCCGGGGCCTACGCGGTCTACTACATCCGGCTCGGCACATCCAAGCTGAAGGCGCAGACCGCGCAGATCGAGGACGCATCCACCCGCAAGGTGCTGGACGACGCCTTGGAGGACGTTGCGAACCTCGCCACGCTGTCGGTGGGCGCAATGGAGCAGAC